TTTCCACCTGATCCATCCAGCGCTAAGGATGATATTGTCTGTCAGGCAACAGTTCTGGTTACATATATATACCAATAAGGCGTAAGCCTTTGATTATAAAGGCGTAATATGGAGCTTTACTTTTTGGGCAAGCTCCTGTAAACTACCAAGGTTTCAATGACATAGGAGCTATTGGTAGTTATATGTATGGTCGTGACAAAAATAACAAGGCAAACGACATTTTGGGGAAGATCAAGGGACTAACTAAGAAAGCCATCTACGAGCAAATAAAGACTGGTTCCATGCCTAAGGAAACTCTCCTTAACCGGTGCCTGACACTCATAGAGGCTATTCAAGCCATCACTAGTGTAACAGCTAGGCAGAGGAACAAAGCACTAAAAGAAGCATGGGAGGTGTATCTGACACTTACCGACTTCACAGGCCCTGAGAGGCCGGACTATGATTCTACTCGAGAAGTAGGCTTGCATATGGTAGACAAGACTAGTATAGTAGTTGACTATGAGCTTCCTCCAGTCTTTAGGGGAGGCCTAGGCTACGCACAAGTAAGCTGGGAACATAGCTTTCACGGGAAGGAAGGGAAAGGTACAGTTTGGGGAAACCAATATTGGCAACCAGAGAGGGCTAAGAGAAATGGTAAGAAATCACTTGCAGACACTGACTACTGGGCAGTCAAGAAAAGATGATATTATTGTCCCATTACTTAGCCCGGATGATCCTGTTGCTAAGATTTATAAGTCTTACTTAAAGAGGAGACGACTTATGGCAGAGAAAGAGAATATCGAGCATGTTGAGCGGTATTTCGGCTTGATTAACGATGAATGCACAGATATTATTGATTATATAGCTGAATGGAGGCGTGATGGTAGGGATCGTTCTGATCTGGACTACCACACTGACCTTATCAAGGGCTGTATTGGGTATCTGAACGATCATCTGGAGGATTTGGAGAATGAAATTGGTAAGTTGAGTAAGTCTGAGTTGTAACCCCTTATGGGAGGGAGTTGTATCCGCTTATACAGCGGCTACATCTCAGATTGCCCCGCAAACCTTTTTTCAGCCAATCTTCTGTCCTCTTGAGGGAAAGTCGAATAAACCGACATATAGAAGAGAGGTCTATACGGACGGAAGTTGTTTTAACTAGTAGTAGACGGTTATAGGAGAAACGCTGTGGACGTGTTAAGTTCTGAAGTATTGGCTCCCTACTATCAAATAGAGGATGAGCAATGTATAAAGCCTGCTAATGAGTTTACTAAGGAGGTTCTTGATTACTATCTGGTTGGTGAGGACGTTGCTGGTGTTGCCTTACCTTGGGGCAACATAGAGGATAAGTTTAGACTCAGAAATGGGGAATGTACCATCGTAGGGGGTATTAACTCGAGTGGTAAGTCCCTGGCCTGTGGTCAAATACTCTTGAACGCTATGGAGCAGGGTATAAACTGCCTCTCTGTCTCCTTAGAGATGAGCCCTAAATCCCAGTTGGCGAGAATGTGGAGACAGGCCTCTCTCTTGTTGCAGCCGACTATAGACTTCGGCCTAGGGTTTAATGCTTGGGCTCGGAACAAACTCTACTTCTTCGACAAGCAAGGTAGCGTTGGCCTGGACATGCTTCTTGCAGTTATAAGTTATAGCCGGGACAGGTACAACACGCAGCTTATCCTCGTAGATTCTCTGATGACTATAGGGGGTATAGCTAATGATGATTATACAGCCCAGAAGAATGTGGTCTGTCGTCTAACTGACGCCTGCAGAGACTTGGACTGCCACGTCATACTTGTCTGTCATGCCAGGAAATCTATGAGCATACGAGATAAGATAGATCGCTTCTCAATCAGAGGTGCGGGGGAACTCACAGATAGGGTTGACAACGTAATACTCCTTGGGCGATACTACAACGATGATCCCACTGAGGCTGATGCGTACATGGCAATCTCTAAAGCAAGGCACTGGGACATGGCGGAGTGTGAATTTGATCTCTGGTTACATCTGGAGTCTCTAAATCTCACTACGGAACACCAACTTCCACGGAAAATAGACATGGATGACAAGGAGCTAGACAGTTAAATGCCTATAACTAAACTCTCAAAGCAAGCCGTTGAGGAAATATACATAGAGTTGCGAGAAGGAACTCAGATGAAAGATATAGCCCCTATGTTCGGCGTCTCCAGAACTTTAATATCTAAGGTGAACGTGGGCTCACTCTGGAGGAATCCGTACATGACCTATCCAATAAGGCGCGAAAAGTAATGGATAAGACCTGGAAAGCATTTGAAAGGCGCGTTGCTCAACGCACTGGAGGCGAGCGGATTCCCGTCTCAGACAGGAGAACTCCTTTAGATGTAAAGCATCCCTATCTTGGGATAGAGTGTAAGTACCGTAAGAAGATTTCTAAGTTCATCAAGGATGCAATGGCCCAAGCAGTAAGGGGCTCGGGAGAGGATTTGATACCCACTGTTATCCTTGGGGAGTACAACAATCCTGAGATGTTAGCACTAGTCCGCCTCCCGGACTTATTAAACTTACTGTCAGCGGCTCTGGGAGACTCTACGCCACCGCTTGGCGAAGGGGACGACTATGACGTTCCCTCTAACTACGGAGGAACAGACCCAGAATGACATCCCTATACCAAGATTACATTGCTATCTCTCGTTACGCAAGATATCTACCCGAGAAACAAAGGAGGGAGTCATGGCCCGAGACAGTAGACAGGTACATACAGTTCTTCTCAGACCATACAGGACAGAATCTATCCTTCTTGCGTAAGGCTATCGTTGAGAAGGACGTACTTCCTTCTATGAGGGCAGTTATGACCAGCGGGAGAGCTCTGGAAAGGGACCACGTAGCGGGCTACAACTGTGCCTACGTTGCCGTAGACCATGTTAGGGTGTTTGATGAAGCGCTCTATATTATGCTGTGTGGCACTGGCCTTGGCTTCTCTGTGGAGAGGCAGTATATAGCCAAGCTCCCTGAAGTAGCGGAGGAATTCTACCATACCGATACGACCATTATAGTTAGTGACTCCAAGCTAGGATGGGCAAAAGCCCTAAAGGAACTGGTTGGAATGCTGTATTCTGGGCTGATTCCCAAGATAGATACCTCAAATATAAGGCCCTCAGGTGCTCCGTTAAAGACTTTCGGGGGTAGAGCGTCCGGACCAGAGCCTCTGGAGAGGATGTTTCGGCACTTTATAAGGGTTTTCGAGAACGCTGCAGGCAGAAAGCTCACCTCTATGGAGGTTCATGACCTCATTTGCCATGAGGGAGAGGCTGTCTTAGTAGGTGGTGTGCGCCGGACTGCGCTAATCAGTCTTTCCAATCACTCTGACGAGAGGATGCGTAATGCGAAAAGTGGACAGTGGTGGACAGAGAATCCGCAAAGAGCACTTGCTAATAACTCGATATGCTTTACCGAGCAGCCCGAGGTGGGTGCTTTCATGCGTGAATGGTTATCTATATACGAAAGTAGGTCAGGTGAACGTGGGGTCTTCAACCGTCAGGCTTGTAGAGATATGCTCCCCGAGCGGAGAGACGCAAACCATGACTTCGGCACAAATCCCTGCAGCGAGATAGTACTTCGCAGTGCAGAATTCTGCAACCTTTCTGAACTAGTTGCTAGGCCAGATGATACTATTGCTACCCTAAAGAAAAAGGTGGAGTATGCAACCATACTGGGGACGATACAGTCTACTTTGACTGACTTTAGGTACTTGCGTACTATCTGGAAGCGTAACTGCGAGGAGGAAAGACTGTTAGGGGTATCCTTTACTGGGATATATGATTGTCCTGCCCTCTACAATGCTGCGCCTAAAGAGCTCGAGTCGCTGCGTAACCATGCTGTATCGACTAACGAGAAGTGGGCTGCCCGCTTAGGGATATCTCCCTCTGTGGCCGTTACCTGCGTGAAACCGTCTGGTACGGTGAGTCAGTTGGCAGGCTGTAGCTCGGGAATCCATCCCGCTTACAACAATTTCTACAAAAGGGCAGTGCGTAATGATAAGAAGGACCCGTTAGCACAAGTTATGATTGATGCTGGTGTGGCTTATGAAGAGGATAAGCAAAACCCAGAGGCATGGGTGTTTTACTTTCCAATGAAGTCTGACGGGCTTACACGTAAAGACATAAGCCCTATTTCCCAATTGAACACCTGGAGACGGTTTGCATTGCATTGGTGTGAGCATAAACCAAGCATGACCTGTTACGTGGGGGAGAAGGATTGGCCCTCTGTCGGGTCTTGGGTATGGGAGAACTTCAGGATGGTGAATGGCATATCCTTCCTTCCCTCTGCAGACGATGACCACATCTATGAACAGGCCCCTTATCAGGATATTAGTAAATTAGAATATACTAATATAGTAAAAGAGATGCCAAAAGAAATAGACTTCAATTTTGAGGAAAACGTAGATAATACTACAGCCAGCCAGGAGCTGGCCTGCACAGCAGGAGTGTGCGAGATATGAAAAAACTTTCAGAGTATTTTAAAGATAGAAAATGGTATAGTAATGACGAGCCAAAGCCAATGCCTATAGATGCCTCCCCAGAGGGGATTGACATTACGATACGGAATATCAATCGGGTAACGATGCCACGAAGTGATGATTCTGGAACCGACAGGGGAGAGTATTACGAGTTCTTGGCAAAGTGTAGGTTACATGAGGCTTTATGTGGTATCGGGGGTTTCAAGGAATTCCGTAGACAAGATGAAGATGATAATTCATGGACGGTAGAGGCAGACATAAGACCCACTTACGATTACCGTGATGGTGGGAAATGGGATATCAAGAAATTTGGTTGGCTGGTGATGTGTGATGGAGAACTATATTTTATGTCCAAAAGAAAGCAGGACTGTATAGATTGGTTAAGGGAAAATGTTCCTCCCTATGTTCATAGAGAACCTTGGTACTCAGGCCTACCGGGGTATGGTACGGAACAGGGGGTTTACTTAGGTGACGGGGTATATGGACATTGATATCCAAAGATAAACGATGGCAAAACAAGGACTACATTAAGTTTGTCAGTGAGATGCCCTGTTCTAACTGCAGCATCATTGACGGGACTGTAGTTGCCCACCACCTGAAGCATCGGTACTCCCCGTGGGGAGGCGGAGGCATGGGGCTTAAAGCATCTGACATACTTACGATGCCTTTGTGCTATGACTGCCATGACAGGGCTCATAATGGCGATGGTGAGGTGCTAGACTTCCAGGCACCTTTTATCTTCAAAACGCTTGACACAGCTACCAAACAGGGTGTAATATCCATTACGTACAAACCTTACGAGTATTACAGGCTATGACTCTAAAGTACGGAAGCAGGCGGTACAAGCAAGTCTTGAAAGAGCTCGGGCTAACAGTGTATAAGCGCATTGATCCGGAGGGCTCTAAGTGGGGGTTATATGCGGAGTATTTAGTGGCTCCTCTTATAGAGAATAACAGGAAGATAGGGTGGCAGATATACTACTACAACTCTGAATTTGGGAATACCAGGGAAACAATGAAAAGCTACAAGACGAAAAAGGAGGCTATAAATGTTGTAAGAAAGGAGATAAAGCACGTTCCCTGGTATGCTGGTTTGCCTGGTTACGGTTCAGCGCGGGGGGTTTATCTTTCGGATGGAGTGTACATAGGAGGTAATCCACGTTTTGATAGATGAAGTATCGGCAGAAAAGGCTCGAGACTGGATGAGGGATAATGCAGCGGCACATGGGCAAGCATTGTCAGATAAGCTGCACTTGGAGGACTTTAGGAAGGTTAAGTTCTCTATACTGTTCCAGCAGTCGCCAGAGGATACTGTGGCTGCTAAAGAAGCGTGGGCGTATGCTCACCCCGAGTATCGGGAGCTACTGGACGGGCTGAAGGTAGCTCGAGAAAAGGAGATAGCCCTTAGACATAAATACACAGCAGCAGAGGCGACGATAGCAGTATGGCAAACAAGCTCAGCCAACAACAGAAAGACGGGGTTTTAATGGACGCAGAAGAGCTGGCGCAGTGGCAGGAAGACTACAACAACGCCCAAGGGTGGGCGAATGAAGATCAACTCAATCAACAGCAACGAGAGGAAACTAAGATGGAGTATGAAGTGAAGGACAACGAGGTTACGTTGTGGCCCCAGGAGAAGAAGAGTGAGAAGTCTCCGCCCTACTCTGGGAAGGGTCTTGTCAATGGCAAAGAGGTCCGGGTAGCTATGTGGAAGAACAAGAGCAGGAATGGTAAAATCTACCTCAAGCTGAAGTTCAGCGACCCACAGGACATGGGGGCCCGTGAGGCCCCACCAAGGGACGAAGACTTTGACTTCTAATGGCGTAGACCATGAAATAGAATACCACGACGGAAGTGTGGTTATTCTTAATTTCGATCCGAAAAAACATTACTACAATGTGGAGGGCGCTTACGCCCCATCGGTAACTACGATACTCGACTCCATAGCAAAGCCTGCACTTGTGCCGTGGGCAGCTAACGAAGGAGCCAAGTTTTTTAGAGAGAACTGTAGTGCTTATAGCCAAGCGGAGATGTCCTCCGAGGACATGGCTAAAGGGATACGCTCTGCGTACAAGACCTCTTCTGGACAGGCTCTTAACGTAGGGCTCATGGTTCATAAGTGGTGTGAAGAAGCCATCTTATGGAAGTTGGGTAAGGGGACCGCTCCTGGT